CGGATTGGCCGGGCGCAAGTTCACCTCAGTCACAAGGTTGGAGCGGCCACTTCGCGCCTGTATGGTCTGGCCGTTGGAGGGCGCGTGCTCATGGCTCCAGCCCACTTCTTCGTGACCGGCCCTGGGCTCGAGCTTCTTCCTGCTGGCACTCCTATCACCATGGAGGGCAGCACCTACGCTAGGCGGACCTTTGCTTTTGATCATGGTTGTTTGCTCTTGGGCGTCACGCTCGAGACGCTTTTGGTCGAGAATCCAGAGCGTCGCGCCGAGCTCAGCCATCGGGTTCCAGACACTGGCGGTGTTCGCGAAGACATCGCCTTCTACCTGTTGCCCAAGGAGGTGCCCCTCGCCCCGAGCGTCCTGGATTGCTTTGCTCGCGCGCACGAGTTCGAGCCGGAGGAGTTTGAGGAGTACAATTACACGTGTTTGACTCGACCGGTGCGACATGGTGGTGACGCCACACATGAGCATGACACCATCGGATCGCCCGAGTTGATGCGCCGTTTCATGCTCTATGGCTCTGGTGGACCGGCCCACCAGTTCTATATACCGCAGTTCCTGGCTTACCAAGAGCTTCAGCGCAAAGGGGATTGTGGGTCGCTCATCGTGTCGGTCAATGCTGCTGGTTTGCCCAAAATTTTCGGGATGCACGTCGCCCAACGGACTTTGGGTGATGTACCTCACGGCATAGCAACCACTCTGTCGTTTGAGAGTGTGGGTATTTACCGCGAGGAGTTGCTCGACTTGGTCCCTGCCGACATCCAAGGAGCTGAGGACGTCGATCTGCCTGACTTGCGTTTCATGGACTTTGGCAGACCGATTGAGCCACCCCTTGGTGAGTTCAAGATGGGGAATGGCTATGAGCTTGTTGGCACTGTTGTTGATGGCTTGCACGGTTCCTGCGAGCGTGAGACCACTCTTTGCCCTTCCGCCATTTACGACGCGCCTTTTTTGGCTGGGGTTACTAAAGCACCGGCTCATTTGGGCGTTTCGAGCTCATGCGAGTTTACTGGTTATGAGTTGGTTGTGCGCCAGCTGGGGCAGGAACCAGCGCCCGTCCAGCAAGAGTTTGACCCCGTCATATTGCGTGAGTGTATCTTGGACATGTCGGATGAGGATGCCATGCGTTTTGATTTTGGCCCCATTGACCCTAGGGTCCTGACGCAGAAGGAGGCCATCAACGGGATACCTGAGTGGGGCACGTTCCGTGGCCTTCCATTGAGCACGTCGGCCGGTTTCCCGCACATGTTTGAGGAGGAACACCGGGGGCGCGGTAAGCGTGGTTTGGTTACTGGGCCCCCTGGTGAGATGGACATGACTCCTGAGTTTGAGGAGGAGTGTGATGAGCTTGAGCGGTTGTTGGTTGCCGGGCTTGTGCCGCCTGTCAACTTTGTGGCCGTCTTGAAGGATGAATTGCGGTCACAGCGTAAGCTCGAGAAATTTCTGTCACGCGTTATCACGGTCGGGCCGGCCAGCGTGGTGGTTCTCATGCGCAAGTATTTTGGTGCGCGTCTGGCGTACCTGCGCCGCAACCACGTGCGGTCACCGACTGCAGTTGGGATCAATGCTTATTCCCCGCAATGGGATGAGCTTTTCCGCTACATGAGCGAGGGTGGAAACCTTGGCTGGGATGGTGATATTGAGAAGTTCGAAGGCATTTTGCGCCAGCTCATGAACGATGAGTTGTACTTGTATCATGAGCGGTGGTACCGCAAGTACGACCCTGGTTGGACGCAGGGGGCGGCCAACGCGCGTGCGGCTCTGTTTTCACTGGCCGTCACCAACTACATGCAGGTGGGACGTTCGATCTTCCACAAGGTTGGTAAGCTCCTCAACAGTGGTGTGGCTGGCACTACGGAGCTTTTCAACACTCCGCACACCCGTGCGCTTGGTCTGTACGCGTACAAATTGTTGGCTGCCAAGCATGCGCCGAAGTTGTCTTCGGGCGCTCACTTCCTCACGCACGTTCGGGCTGTGGCGTACGGTGATGACAATTGGTTCGCGACGCGATTGCCCTGGTTTAATGCGGTGACCATGGCCGAGGTTTTGCTGCCGTTTGGCGTCGTCTACACACCCGCAACGAAAGGGGCTGAGGTGGTTGAGAAGAAACCACTGTTGGAGTGTGAGTTCATTGGCAACACGACTTACGTTTCGGGGCATGTGCCAGGGGTCACGTACTATGCTGCGCCGTCCTGGGATCGGTCTCTCCCAGGCCTCAAGTTTACCAGGAAGCATTTGCCACTCGCGAGCAGCACCGTTGAGAAGTGCAACGATGCCTTGCGCCGTGCCTGGGGTTGGCCTCGCGCTGACTGGGAGCGGTTGCGTGGATTGTGCACTACTGCCCTAAAGGATGCAGGCGTTGTGGCTCCGCTCATCTCTTGGCTTGAGTGCCATCGGCTGTTTTCCCTTGGGGTGCTTGGACCTGAGGATTTCGTCGAGGATTTCGACGTCTTCAACTCTGAAATGCGCCAACCCATCATCCGCCAACGCTTGTGTCTCCCAACAACACGCATGGAGCTCGCGCTGAGTGGTGCGATCATTCAGATGGAGGTTGCGCTTGGTGATGTCAATGGTCCAGCCCAGAGTGCCACGTTGGCTCCAGCGGAACACGAGATGGTTGTCAATCGCAATCTCACGCTCATGGACCGTTCAGTCTCCGTGTTCTGCAAGCGGTTTGGTTGGTGGTTTTCCAGTGTTGTCGGTGACGTGCTCCCGGTATCCACCATTTTTACTGGGGACCCTTCGCTTGCGCGCGTTAACCGCAGTGGGCAGGCCTCGTGGTGGGGGTCTATTTACCGACACTGGTACGGGGGAATCCAGTTGAAGTTTCGGGATGCAGCGCGAGACACCATTGTCCTCCATTCCCCAGAGTTCCTCAACTTGGCGCAGATGGTTGAGACTGTTGCCCCCGCTGGGCAGATGGCTCCGTTCATGGGCCCCGTTGCTCCCGGCAGCCGCGACGCCCACAATCTCGAGGTCAAGATACCGAACCGCTCCCGG